TTGCTTGAGGTCATGGCTGTCCCAATACACGTAGCTAATAGCCAACCCCTGTCCGAACAGGTGGTTTAAGGATAATTCGCACTGAGTATAAAATTCATCCATCCTACTGTTAATTAACCATCGTAGGAAGTTGCTGATCACTGCCGCTCTAGCTACGTCGTTGCTTTCGGTTGGCGTAGCTACGATGTGAGCGCGGCGTATGGCATTCATGCACATTGCCACCCTGCAACCGATCAGTTCATCCGCTAGTCTTACCTCTTGGTCACTTGCGCCACTCCAAGGGAATACCTCGCCTGTGGAAGTTAGTGAAGTGTGCTTCTTAAAGTCGCTGGACTTACCCGCCCATTGGCAATTTCGCACATCCCAGTCCCGTTGGCGGCGGTCTAACCATTCGCCAAGATCGGACTGTGTGGTCTTGTACGCTTGGATGAGGTAATCCACATCCGGTTCTTTACTAGCGTACAGGAGTTCTGGGTCGCTTGCGTCCATGTGCATTGCAAAAACTACAAGCAGACTCAGTAAGCGTCAATCAATATCCACCACCACCCGTGGTCTGGAGCATATTGTGGGTAACGTACTCCGCGCCGCTCGTTACTAGGTAGCGCACACAGTCAATAAAGTCTTTATGGTGTTCTGCGCTACCGCCCGTTCCAGTATACTCTAGGAAACTACTGATGGTATTCTCGCATTGGTCGCTGACGTAAAGTTTTGGGCAGTTCTTCTCCGTCAGCGGTTCTGCCTCGTTCCAACTCAATAAGTCGTTTATTGCTGCGCATCCGCTTTCTATCTCCTGTCCCGGCGCGGCTCGGAAGGCGAACCCCAAGTCGGTCATGCTGTTGATGATGTTACTTGTACCTTCTTTGGTACGTACTGTCGCCGCTCCCATTCTTGGGTCAACGATTCGCTCAAAGATTTCTTCACCCTGCTCTTGATCCTTAAAGTAGGTACTGTAGTCCGCATATCCCCAGCCTAGTGGCTTTTGACCCGGCCCTGGCTTTCCTGTGGATCTTCCCGCACCGTTTACGTGGGGCAATGCCCATGCTCCCATGCTTTGCTCAGGGAACTCTCGGTAGATGTAGATATGTCCGGTATCCAGTACAGCCGCCCATATGGCTACCCAAGGCTTGCTTCCGCCGGGATCACAGGAAAAGTAGCGTGTGACCCGCAGTGTGGGGTCTTTTATAAACGGTATCTGGTCGTGCGGAATTACGTTCACTTCTTTGTTGAAGCGTGGAAAACGTCCATGAAAACTCTTACTTGGTATACCGAACAGTCTGGCAAGCTTTACTTCCAGCGGTTGCTTGGAGTAAGTGCGGATAAGCTCACTTGAATCTATGAAAGGACTATCTTCGCTCCACCAGTTATATATCCGGCAGTCAGGCCAATTGGCGCTTACTTGCTCTACGGGGAGGTCTCTACCAATCAACTTGGAGTACCGCTTCTCCACCACTTCAGCGCCCTTCAGTAAGGAGTTTATGAGTGGTGTCCAGCCCTGCAAGGTAGTGAAGGTTAAAATCAATCTGCCGTGAAAGTCAGTCAAGCGAGCGAGTAAAGTGTTGAATATATCCTCACTGACTTCTTCGTCACATGCTATGCAATGAGCATTCCAGCCCTCAAAGATTTGGCTGTCCGCCATGTACTGCCGATAATTATTGAAGAACACTGTGCTTCCCCGCTCCACGTTCTCGTCAGTGGGTGGCAAAATCATCTTGTTGTCTGAGTACCCGTTCTTCTGTGAGTACAGCAAACTGTGGTTCTCGCTCTTTTTCTTTCCACGCTTGTATCGCATGGGCAATGCGGCGTGCATATACTTCTGGGCATCCGATATGGAACGCTCCTCACTGATATGCATGGAACGCAACTCGGCTTCGGGTATCTGCATTGCCATATGCATTAACATACGGGATGCAAAAACAGATTTGGATGAGCGATTCCCCCCTAGAATGATGTGCAACTTCGTGTCGTTCCATGTTTCCATCACCCTGCGCCACGAGGGCAGAGTCCATCCCCACGCTATGGGATCGTCCTTCTCTGCCTTCGGTTGGTCTAGCAGTAGTCTGGTAAGAGTCTCAGCCTGTTGCGGATCTCGCTCCGTAAGTTCATCCACCTCATAATCGCTGAGTGCGCATACCAGTGTTCCCTTGTCGTACCTCAACTGCCCTTCGGGCCACGGGATTCCAAAGTAGGGGTCTATCTCATCTGCGTAGGTTATGTTAGCCACGGTTCACCATTTCACATGCCACCACTAACGCCGCTTCAAGCGTTGCCGCCGGGACTTCTTCATTTCCAACGAGCCAGCGGTTCGTATTCGCTCCAAAGTCTCCGGGCTTAACTCTAATGGTTTCGGCCCAAGGCGTTTTACACAGGACATGTAAACCCTCGCACTCGTAGTCGGTAAACACCTCCCGTACTTTTTCCAGTGATAGGCGCTCCATCCCTTAATGGTCTCCAATTGCTTTTTCATTTAATACGTCCCATATCCGCATTACCGTCTCAGGGTCATATACCGGCTTGCCGTTAAACTCAGGGCCACCACTCTTGGCAATATTACGCAACCAACCCCTAAAGTCATCCACCTGCTCCAGTACTTCGTTCGCTAGAGCATACCGCAATACAGTGTCCACGTCATAAGCATGGAATACCGCTATGGGTTTACTCTGCTCCTTCGGGGCAATCACATCCTGTCCCTTCTGCAATGTCTTCATCGTGGAGTTCCACACCACATGCGGTACATAAACTCCATCCGGCAGCACTGCGCTTTGCCATAACTTTTTCTTTTTCATATTCGTAATCTTCGTCCATAGTCATCTCTCCGTTGTTAGGATCGTCCCACACCGCCGCCAGCGCTAGGGCGGTCAATGTCTCAACCCCCTGCACAGCGTCCATGCCATCCAAAGAATGCTTATCCAAAATATTATCTCGTGCAGTTCCATCCGGTTTTATTCCGGATCGCTTAGACCATATAATTGCGCCCTCTCGCCAATGTGATGGGAAACGCTGGTTTTACTTGAGTAACAATATTGATCATTGGTCTTAATGTCCCGCCGGAGCATGACCGAATACGTCAAAATCGGCTCAGGGCCAAATCCTGCCTCCATAATGTCACTAAATTGCCTTGCGAGCTTTCCGGACATCAAGTGATTCGCAGCCCCGTCAAGTGCATCTTGTATGGTTTCGCTATGTCGTTTTCTGCTTAAAAATAAAGCAGCTTGTTTGTTTATTGGTGTGTCATTCATAAGTCATATAGAGTTCCATCCGTCCCTCTGCTCTTTGGTTTCGTCTCTTTGGGTGTGTCCATAACTCTGTAGAATCCTGCCGATCTTCACTGCTTTGCGCTCATCTGCACGGGATTGCTTTTTCTTGATTCGGGTATTCCTCCGTTTTGGAATACGTTCCACGCTTCTTTCCATACTTCATACTTCCCGTTTAGTTTTGTGTTTGGATTCAAATATACACTCATGTTGCCATTGAGCTTTACCACGGGAACTAAGTACCACGTGTCCTCCGGCTCAACGTATGCCGCCAGCACGTCCACTTCCGTAGGACTCAAAACGACTTTCTTCAAATTACCGCCAGCCGCCAATATCTTGTACCCCGGTTTGTTCTTGATCCGACTGTTCGTTCCTTTTACTTGCACCCGAAAAAACCTGCCATCACCATTCTGCACAACCAAATCATATGGCATGTAATCACCGTAACTTTCCAAGACATCCAGTTCTCGCTTCAATGACTCAACGATGAACGTAGCTTCGTACTGACTGCCCCTGCGCTTCATATTGCTACTCATAAAGTCACCCACTCACATTTACGCTTAGGGCAGTCATATACCCACTGACTCCTACCATCCCGTCCGTCCGTCTGGTGGCGCTCTATCCATGTCGGAAAACTGCTACCCGGCACTATGACCGCCGCTTGAGCTTCCGCATCCATGATCATTATCAAATGAGGTTTCGGGTCTTTGCTGTCCCATGCGTGCTTTGCCATCACCCGAACTTGGGCAAATGGATAATCAAACTCTCCGCACCATGCCTTGCTACTCTGCTTCACCTCTATGGGGATGCTAAGAGTCAAGTCACAGTCATCCACAAAGTCTTTCCAATTGCCGTCCGGTGGGCATTCCTCATTAGGTTGCAAAGTCACACGGTACTTCTTTTTACGAAAATACTCAGCCGCTATCAGTACGCTTGAGTAACTTTTC